GCAAAGTATTGCTACCAGCAGTCGTAGTCGTCAGAGACGCTACTGTGTAAGTACGGGAGATGGCTACAGCATCGTATTGAGCGACTGACGAAGCAGCCTGAACATATACGTACTCACCTTCAGGATTTGATCCAAGATCGCCGAGTACAGCCTCATTGATCGACGGAGCAGTTCCGTAGGTTTTCTTGTAATTTACGCCAAATGATCCAGAACGTGACATAGTGTTTCCTCCTTAATTAAGCGCCAACATAAGCTTGAAGAGCCGGTGCCGCACAACAGAGGTTTCCTTCAACGATGATAACCGTGAAGAAAGCATCCTGGTCAACAGGGCGATTCATCTCAGGTGCGAGAGGCTTAAAGTCAGCTCCTCGAACCATGTCGAAGCTCCAGTACTTCGTATTCAGAAGTCGGCAGGTGTTGGACTCAAGAACACTTGAGCCGTATCCGCCGTCGAATACGAAATCTACGCCGTCATACTGCAAGCTACGGAATCCAGCCGTTGCGGACTTAACCGGAAGCTGAATACGCTGAATTGCAGTAAGCGAGCTGTGGAGGAACTTCCAAGCCGTACGGTCCATAAGACCAAGGTCAGGCTGCTCATCTCCTCGCACGATCTGGCTGATAGCATCGGTGAGTTGCTCTTGTACGTTTGCTGCTGTGAAGGTAACTCCAGTTACAGCAAGGTTACGAGCGAAGCTATTGGAAGTACGGTCGATCTGACCATAAGTTCCAGACGATGGAGAAGACGATACAGCCTTCTTGATACCGTCAAACTCAAGTCCTCCGCTTGCTGTTCCATCGCCACGAAGCGAGGTAGAAACGGTATTCTTAAGACGGCTGATAGCTGCCTTCATCTTCATCTCAGCGAGGTCAAGCAACATAGCCTGATCTCGGTTAGCTCGGCGATCACGTCCGCTGATTGCTACAGGCTCATAAACCTGCTTGATAGCGAACCTAAATGCAGTCGAATCATCGATAGCATTAAGATTGAACGAGCTGAATCCAGCGTAGAATCCACCTACAGCTGAATCATTGTACATAACCGGCTTACGAAGCTCGTAACCGCCGGAAAATTTACGAATAGCACCCTGATCGTCCAGAGTCTTCAAAAGCGGGTTGTGGTGGAGCACCTCGTCCGCAATGTTGTCCGACTGGTCGAAGAGGGTTGCAACGAGTGCTTCCTCAAGATTTGCCATTTTAGTTGTCCTTAAAAGTTAATTTCGGGACAACCTATAGCTAATCTTTAGCTACTCACCTGACATGCGTCGGCGTAGATTGTCCCGTATGTCTTTAATTTGCATTCTGGGAGTCCCTGAACCAGCAGAGCCAGATATTGACCTAGAAGCCGCCTTTGCTTTTTGCACGGCAGCTTGTTTTTGTTCTATCGCCGGCCTTGCAGTCATAGCTTGATTGAGACTGGAAAAGGTCGGGTTGCCAGCTACGACGTAGTTATAGGCAGTTTCTAGGATCTCTTCGGGAGAGCTATATTTGCCTGTGCTCGTCAACGCACTTACTATCGGAGCCATTTCAGCTTCTAACTGCGAAGCTGTTTCAGGATCTTTAAATAAGGGCTTAGCCGCTACAAAGGATTCTACAATACGCTCGTTATAGTAGGCAACGGCATTTTTCTGCTGCTCGACTTGTGCGGCTTGTAGCTTCTCTTCAGCGATGCGTTCAGCCTCTTCCCGAGTTAGGTATTGCCCCTGCGGTTGCTGCGGCTGATAGCCATCCTGAGGCTGATAAGAAGCAAGGTCGTTAAGATTAACTCCATAGGAATCGAGCCATTCAATCGCTGTTTGAATTGGGTTGGACTTCATAGCCTTATCCCAAGCGATCGACCGCTTAGCAATATCGCCTATGGAAATACCCTCACGAGCATAATCGTTTTCGTATTGCTTGATGGTATCGTAAATACCAGAGGTCTGAGACTTGAGCTGCTCAACCTCCTGCATCTTGCGCTGGTAATCTGTCCTAGTCTCATAAGCCCGGCGGTTCATGTATTGTTGGAGGATATAGGCGTTCTCGGGCGTGGGGTTAAGGAACGCTTCCTTTTCAGCCTTATTCATGTCCGCAGGTGGGACTACTGGGATTCGCTCCGGCTTAGCCTCAACAGGGGCGGCTTCTACTTCCTCAGCTTTATCCTCTTCCTCATCAGCTTCAGGGGTATCATCCTCCTCTTCAGCTGCCTTTTTATCGGCTTCTTCAAATGCCTTATCGAGAGCATCTCGGATGCTTAATTTCTCCTGGGTACGCTCAGGAACAATTTCAGTGCTGGAAGAATCTTCTACAATACCAGTTTCTACATTATCCATTCATCCTCTCTTTTACCTGTTGCATCAGGCTTTTAACCATTTGTTTCTCTCGTGCTTTTGATTCCTTTGCGGGGTCATAACCACGGTCGTATGCGTCACCTACTTCGATTGCACCAGCAGCCCTATATGCTGCTCGTAATTTACTTTTGCTTGTATAAATTTCTTTAGGGTTAAGCGGGTTTCTAGTTGGCGGCATTTCATCGTGAATAAACATGTGCGCCGCATTAGCATGAACTCGCACCATTACATCCTCTACAGGAACTACTTTTTCCTGAATCGGGCACCATTGAAATAGCTTATACTTACTCATCGTTATCATCCATTGAAGCAAACAGAATCAGTGCTTTAATACGATTGCGCTTAATCCTACGCCGTCGCTTTTCTTCTATTCGTCTTTGAAGTTCTGCCTCTAGTAATGCCGTTGTTTGAGCAAGCTGATTAGCGAACTCAATTACCATTGCCTGAGTTTCAAGTCTTACCTGGCGCTCATATTCTGCCATAATACGAGCAACATCGGCTCGCATTTCTTCGGTAAACTCAAACTTTGGCTCCTCAGCTATTATTTCTTGAGTAAGCTCAGCGGCTACTTCAACGGCGGTCTTGCCCTCTTCCAGCTGCTTCTTAATCTTCGCCTTAAAGCTAGCTTCTTTGCGCTTAGCCTTTTGCTTAGCTTGCCGCTCCTGAAGAATCTTAATCGCATAGGCTTCTTCAAGATCAATGGCTTTACGTTTTGCCGGACCGTCGGGATCAAGCAACTGAACTTGCAAATAGCTTTGCGGCGGCTTAAAAAATAAAAACATATCTTAAAACCTTTGCCGAGCTAGCGCATCAAACTCATTTATAAAATTTGCTTGCTTTGGATATCCAACCCCAAACCGTTTAATAACTGATTGGTATAGATCGATATGATTCTTACAAACGATTAATTCTGAATCTTTGCCTGCATGCATCGACACTAAAAACTTACGTCGTTCATAGTATTTTTCCGCAAGCTCATTCTTAACAGCATTTACTATTCGTTCTCGAAACGGATTAGCGACGTGCCGCAATGCTTCGCCAAATTGCCTGGCCGCTTGTCGGTCCGAAAACTCGTGCTTTAGGTTAGTGGGATGAAACTCCACAAAAACGCCATTAATTAAAAAGTCGCATTGTTTATTGTAACCTATTGGAACTTGAAACGTGTGTCCCATTTTCAATTCATAATCGCCAATGTAACGCTCTAGCAACATTCCCGCCGCATACTCCGCATAGCTGGCGAATGTAATGGGACGGTCAGATAAAGTGGGTAATCGTGCTCGTGGCTGATTAAACTGACCCATCTACTATCTCCGCAGTTGCACCTGCAAGTAGCTTTGCAGCAACTTAAAAAATAAAAGCATTTACACTTTTACGCTAACATTCCCTTTGACCGAATTATAAAGTCCACTAATTCTAGCCTTAAGCTGAGTTTCGTATTCAGACCGAATCTTAGCCTCACTAACTCCAGCAATCTCTTTTACGAGATAATCTTTGATGTATTTAGCGACATATACTTCTGGCGCTTCTGGATTTGGCTTTGTTTTAATATTGCCATCATCATCCAAACCATCCGGCAAAACTTCTTGATAGCCTCGTGATTTAGCGAATACTAGCACATCTTCTGCTGGGAATGTGCCGGAAATGTTGAATGTAATGTTAGCCATTTTGCTTTTCCTTGAGAGCTTCAACAATCACTTTTAATGCTTCTTGTACTTGAAGATGCGCTTGATATGGCAACGATGCCGATTGTGCTGCTTGTGCTACCACTTGTAGTGCTTGGTCAATGTTCATAATACCTTTTATATTGCTATCCAATTTGTACCATTAGACATAACTCTCACCGTATCGCCAGCATTCATAGTAATGCTAGTAACGGCTGAAGTTGTAAAAATTGTTTGACTCGATGTGGTATTGAGCGTGGTTGTGCCAGTCGTATGCGTGGCTTTGATTACATAAATCTGCCCAGTCTTACTTACCGCAGTTGGCAATGTAATTGTTTTCCCTGATGCAGTAACATTGATGCAATAGTCACCAGGTGCGACAGTGTAGTTTGCGCTTTTAGCAGCATAATTGAATATAATGCCACCCGAGATCGAAGCTCCAGTTCCCATGGAAATCGATTGACTTGCTGATATAGAAAGCCCAGCCGCAAACAACATTAATGTTGTTGCACCAAGATATGAGCCATTCCAGTACAGCTTATTGTTTGCTACTAAAGCCCCAGTGCCATCAAGATACGCAAAACTGTTTGCTGTAAATGACGATGGCACAAAGGAAAACTTACGCATTGTTCCCAAATTATCGCCACCGAAAAAATCATTCCCATATCGTAAGATTCCACCAATTACATTAGGAACACTAGACGAAGCTGCTAGTTGAATTGATGCGTTATTAGCATCTCCTGCTCCAATGCAAAGAATTCCGTTACCTGTGCCGCCAGTCCCGATAGCAGTTCTACCATCGTTAGTAACAAGCCATTTAATTGTTAGTGAGGAATTGGTAATTTTAATAGCACCAGTTTGATCTGGTGCTGATGGGTTCGGGGATATTAGTAGTGCAACATCACTTCCATCTTTTGGAGCAATGCATACGGATGATTGCGGATCTGAATATGACCACGCTCCGTTGGTTCCAAAATAAGCAGTATCATAAGATGCGCTAAAGTATGAAACCCATCCACCACTTCCGCCTTTGAATCCCAATACTCCCGAATAGGAATTTTCATAATTCAAATAGGTTTGTGCGCCAACAATAGCGGAAGTACCAGTTGGTGTTTTGATTAGAAGATTACCAGGATAACTTTGCACAAAGAATTGAGCAGATCCATCAATTCCAAATCGCCCGCCTTCAGATATAGAACCACCACCAGAAACAGAATCAAATACCGCATAATTCAAATATGATGGATATGTATTGCGGATAGTTAATGTGCCAGGGTTACTAGTGGATGTGCAACTACGCTCTACAATCGCACCCGTTGTAGGAATGCTAGTTGGAGTAAGCGTTGAACTGTCTGCCCAAGCAGCTTCTGTTGTATCGGTATAGGTTGTATTTCCCTCAATGTGATATAGTACAGATGCTCCAATTGTCCGCTTTAGTTTATACTGACCTTGGGCGATGCTGGCCCATGCCAATACCACAACATAGTATTTATTATTGCTTGGATCTGTTGTTGTTACAGTAATTGGAGTTGCTGAATAAGCAGTTACACCGAACGCACTTTGTGATGAATATGCAGCATAGATTCGATTGAGATTCGTTCCATTACTTAAAAACCCGAGTGTATTAGGAGTTACAGTACTTGAACCAACACCAGTTAAAAATTGATAAAAGTTAGATACAACTGCCGCATCATAAACAGAACCAGTCCGGTATGATGTTTCAACAATTTTGAAGTTTGTTGCATTACCTCCAGAAGGCAATGAATGCAGTAAAATATATGGAGCTGAATTTGGACAGGAAATACTATAAGTATAACCACTGTTTGAATACTTAACTGCGGGAGAAACTACTTTCCCGTATAAACCAAAAGCTCGGTAAATTCCAGTAAAAGAGGATATGTCTTGCTTTGATGAAACAGTGCCAAATCCAGCAATGTTTCCGCTTGTGTTACTGCTGACATCTTCTTCATAGATGTCTGTTCCATTCTGATTGACAACTACATATCTACCAGTTCCATCTCCAGGCAAAGTGCTCCACGAGATAACAAATGAGTTATTGCTTCCGTCGTCAGTTCCCAAACTGTAAGTATTGGGAGTCGAAACAAACCATTGCTGGCTGGTTTCTGGATGAACCCTATATTCCCAAACGCTGATGCTCCAAGTGTTGCCTGTAGCATTATATGTACCGCTACCATATCCGAATGAAGCAGATGTAGATGAAGAGCCAGTAAGACTGGTGTTCATTATTGGAAAAGCAATGCTACTAAAGGAAGAAAATGACGGTACGAGTCCATTGGTGCTTCCCCAATCAAAATAACTAGTACCAGTATGAATATCTCGATAAAAACCATCATGCTGTTGGATCATAAATCCATCAGCAGTAGTGGGAGTTGCAAGAGTTACAGAAATAACTAGAGCTTGCCCTGTGTTGCTATCTGTAGCGTAATTAGTATCATAATTAGATGTATATGGAGTTCCATTAAATAACTGATATTGCGATACATATGCATCCCAGTTCCCACCGGATTCTGTATATTGAGATACTTCAAAAGCATCCGTGCTTGTAAAATTATCGTCTGTATAAGATGAGTTATAGCCAGCATCCACGGAATATGGCCATGTATAGCCACCATCAAAACTCTTGGAAACTAAAACTCCGTCAAGATTCGAATACGGCGCAGTAAATCCAGTAAGATCTACTTTGAACTGCGTACTCCCATCATTAATTGTATCAGTAAAACTAGTACTGTAATAAGAAGAAGTACAAACTCTGATCCCACCTATCAATTTATAAGCATAAATTCGATAGTTAATTGTTTGCCCATTACACGTATAATTACCCCCAGAAGAAGTGTTTTGATTAGGTGTACAATTATTAATGTAATCAATTTGTATTAACGATACGGTTGGAACTCCAGGCGTTGTCGGACCATAATTTGGGGATACAGATCCGCTGGTAGGAGACGTAACCGGAACATCTTCAACGAGTGTTGCGGTAAATGTAGTTGGTGCAGGGATCTGTGTGCCAATAGCACCAGTAACGTGCAATGGAGCTGAAGGCGAAGATTGCTGCACTCCAGTAAACGATTTAGTTTTATCGTAAGTAAGTTGGCTAGCCCCGCCAAATGAACCACCATCATTAAATTGTACTTGAGTAGTAGACCCGCCTGGAGATGACGCAATATCGAATGTGCCAGTGAACGGGTTAAACTTATAACTCATTACGATCTCACAACAGAAGTAAGGTTTCCGCTAGTATATCCCAAAGTAAGGGTAGCTACCGTTGTTCCAGATAACTTATATATTACCCCAGTCAAATCAGTCCCGGTATATGACAAAACAATCTCATTATAAGGTTGATTGACTAAGCCAGCTACGATCTCTTGATAAACAGATCCGTTCTTTACTGTAGTTGCTACAGGAATGTCAGGATTGACTGCGGTAGCTGAGTTAGAGACTACTGTGCTCATTATTCATGCTCCTGAATATCAATTCCTATTGGGTTGCCTTCAGCATCAGAAATGATTGTACCTCGTTTGCGCTTAGGCTTTACCTGCTTCTCGTACACTACAGGATTGTCGCTATGAATATGGATTGGACTTGCTGAGGCACCAATCTTTGTAGCGGTCTCCATGCTGAGACGGATTTTCTCAAGCTGTTGCTCTTGAGCAAGCCGCTGCTCTTCCATGAGCTTTTCTTGCTGTGCGAGCCTAAACTCCATCTGCTTAGCATCAAGCTCTTGCACTTTAAGAAGCCCGGTAAGGCGATTGTGCTCCTGCTGAATCTCATGCTTAACCTGGTCGCTTTGTGCTCCGGTCTGAACTTTAAGCATATCCACTTCAACGGCATGTGCCTTGATTTGAAGATCCTGCTGTTTAAGAGCAAGCTCTTGTTCAGCAACGTACTGTTCAAGTTGTGCTTTTTGAAGCTGGATATTGCCTGCAAGTTGCTCACGCTGCATCTTTATCTGCTGTTCTTGAGCAGCCAGCATATTCTTCTCATGCGAGTCCTGCATCTCCATTTGAGCCGCTTGGATTCGTGTTTGAGCTTCCATCTGAGCGATTTGCATACGAGCTTGAATCTCTTGCATCGCTGGGTCTGGAGGAGGTGGTTGTTTAGCTGCTTCTTCTTTGGCTTTAGCAATATCGCCAATTTGAACAAGTGCTTTAGTAAAGAGCCCATCTAACTCTTTGCCTCCCTTGAATCGTTTCACCATGTTTTGAAACAGCTCAATAGAAAAGCCTAACAGCGGCGGATATTGTTCAATCAAAGTTCTCATCTGATTGAAAAACTCACCGCATGTTTGAATAAGTTGTGATGCCTCTTGTTGTTGCTGCGCCGAATCGACAGCAATCATAGAATCAGAGGTTATCTGAATCCTGTAGTTGAAACGATCATCATTCCTGTAAAGGTTAATGATTTTCTGTTTAAACGCAGTGATAAGCATCTGAGGATCTGGAGGGGGCGGCATTGGTAGCGGCTGCCCATCTGGTCCCATTTGCGGCGCTGGCGGCTCAGGGAGGATTGGTCCAATAAGGTTATCCGCATCACCAATCTCAAAGATTGATTCAGGATCAAAGTGAGAAGCAATGACAATTCCAAGTTTCTCAATAGCGTTTGAGATAAACTTAGAGAACATGTTCTGCCGAACAATAAGCCCAAGGGATGACCATTGTGCTTCAAGTCTATTGGCAGTTGCGCTCTTATATTGCTCTGAAGTTCCTCGGAGTAGGTCAGATACTTTAAGAGTTTCGTAAAGCTGGTCTAATGCCTGCTGTCGAGCCGCCTGAAGTTGCTGGAGCGCATTTACGAATGGAGTGATATCCATGAACTCAATGCTGGATGCGAGTCCACCACGGCTCTTATAGGACGGCCAGTTCATCGTTGGGATCATCTTTAGATCGCCAATAACGAGCTGCTCTACCTGCAAGCCGAGGGCTGAGTCATAAAGAGCATTGGTGCGGATAGCCTGAGTAACGGCATGAATACGAGTAGTAAGCCGCTCAATCTCAAGAATCTGGTCTTTACAATGGGTGTAATCAGATACGGGCAAAACGCTATCTGGGTCTGCGCTTTGTGAGATTACTGAACATGGGAAAAAGTCAGGAAACTCTATAGGTGGCTCAGACTCGTATATGATAAAGGTATCGGCTGACTTATGTCCCCAATAAACCTTCTCTGATTCTTTGCACCAAATCTCGTAAAGCTCTGCCTTGCCTTCAAACTTGGCGTAATCTTTGTTCCAATCCTTGTTTATGCGGTCAGGGAATGAATCATAGAAAAGCCCATCAGCAATATCCTTGCCAAAAAGGTCTGTAGCTTGTGGCCGTGTAAGGTATGCCTTACGGGCTCGCCATTCTACTTCAGTCTCATTACGAGCATCTGAGCAAAGGTAGTCATTATATTGAATTACATCGAGGTATGCCCATTCTTGGTTTTTTTCCTCAATGTGAACTTTGCCAAGGATAATGCCACCAGGCCCCGGTCGAGTATCGCTAATCTCGCCTTGATATGGTTGGCCTTTCTCATCCAGCAGCGTTCCATCTTGTCCTTGAAATAGCGCAATCTCCTGCTCTTCTTGTTCAAACTCGGCCCTATAACGAGCCCAGAGGACGGCACGGCCTGTAAGAAGGAATTGAAGTGCTGCGTTGTATCCAATCTCATCAAAAGGAAACGCTACATCCATGTGATACTGAATGTTCCTTTCAAGGACCGTTGCGCTTATCTCTTCGAGTGTACCGCCTGTTCTTTTGCGGAGGATAACTTCTGCTTTGGGTGTGGAACTATAATAAGCAGGAAGTAAAGTATTAACGCAATACCACCAAGAATTAAGGCGTCTTTCAGTATCATTGAGAATACCCACCTGTTTTTGAGCGTTGTAAACTCGAATTGACTCCTCGGCCATTTCAAGGAATCGTTTACGTCGTTCTTCAGACCGAGTAACTTCAGCCCGCCAATAATCTGAGGAAAAGCGATCCAATAATGGCGGTGGTTTCTTCATATTGTGGGTCTGCCTCGTTGTGCTCGCATTTGAGCAATATACGCCTGAAGTCTAATAATTCCCTTGTTAAATACTTCTGCTGGCTGCTCCCACTTACTATCTATCAAGCGTTCTTTGCACAAATAGCGCAAGGCGTCGCAATTATGGGACACGATACCATTAGCAAGAACAAAGGTACTTGTTTCTGGCACATTCAAGCAATAGACATCTTGCGGGGTTTCGCTTTCAACAATGGATTTAACCGTCTTCGGCGAGCGGACATTTTGCAGTTCTGATGTAACGCATTGCATCAGATCAGAATATGTCAATAAACATGCTTTTTTGAATGTGCCATCGGCAAGCATAAAGCGATGGTCAGGAGTACAAGTAACCTGTGTATCATCATCAAAAGTAAGCGTTATAACTTTTGCTGCTTTGCGAGTAAGTGCGCCACAAGCCTCTTGGTAATATCCATTATGGCTAAGAACAAAGCCGCTAAAGTTTCCGCAAAGGTCTTTGATTGGAAGCGGACCTGAATCTGTAATAACAAGGGTATCGCCTGTCAGACATACATGGTCATTGCCAGAAGTATCCAGATCCTCTGGTTTCTTCTTATCAATGGTCATGGACGGTAAGGTCTCAAGCAAATAGGGACAGTTAGCGAAAATATATAGCAAGGCTGGCTTTGCGACTAGCCTCTGTCTTATCTGCGCCCAGCCGGAGAGTCGGTCGTTGTCGGCAGGTCTAAAGTTAGGGTGCTTGTATTTAGCAAACACCGTATGGAATTGATCGGCTATGCTTGGTCCGCCTTGGGTATTGAAGATGCTTGGGTCTGCTGCTGCGTGGACGTTTTCACCAACCGAAGCCGCCGCAATCCTATTCGCCTGTTCCACATTGTCGACGCCTTTGCCCCACATTTCTCGGTAAATGATGATGGCTCCTTTTGGGTATGGGACCTCATTACCGTAATCATCCCTTCCGCTGCTAACAGCACCCCAGACAGCAGCAAAAGGACTACGAAAACCCCAATCATAACCAAGATACCTAGGCCAGTGCTTAGGTACGTTAAAAGGTTGAATAATGTGGCGTGAACTGAACTCAGGAAAGTACGAGCCCTCATGTATTTCAAAATCTCCCTCTAGCCATGCACGAACAAGCTCAGGAGAGCCTACCATGTGCAATCGGTTTATGTACTCAGGATCTTGAGCAAGAAGTATTTGGTTATCGGCTATGCGGCTTGGAATGTAGATGTAATCAAAACTAGCGCCATTGGGTAACACCTTGGTTAGAATCTTTTTCCCCATTGGAGCGGGGCGTATAAACAGCTCTTTAAGCCAGTGATGCCCTACGCCGCCTGGATTAAAGGTAAGTACTACTTGTCCTTTTCCTTTACCTCGTAAAGCTCCAAACAGTTTCCAGATAGGAGAAGGATCTCCGTAATTTCCGGCTTCTTCAACAGCAGCATGGGATAGGTTCTGTCCTTGATACTTCTCAGCGTCCGAATCGTCACCAAGAGGTCTGAAGCGGAGTCGGGCTCCATTCGGAAAAGTAAATTGCTTCTTTTGGTCTTGCCAATGCGCCCTAAGCGGCAAGTAAATCTGCTTAGCTCGTTCAATAAGGTCATCAGCTTGCGGAAGCTCTTTACGAAAAAAGATGGCATTGAACGATTCTCCTAGCTGTTGTTGAAGGATAGCAAACTTACCTAGAACCCCATCGGTCTTACCCCCGCCTCGTGCACCACCAAAGCCTATAAGCGTAATAGGGCAATGAACAAGCATCTCCTGAGCGCCAGGCTGGGGAGACCAGACTATGCGTTCTTCAATCTCACTCATCTGTTTGAGTTATAACCTTATGGCCAGTAGTCATGACTGCGTTATCGCCATATATACGCTCTACGGAGCATTTAGGATTCTGGCAATAGAAATAGTAGTCTCTACCATCCTGAGTGAATACGGTGCTGATATGCTTGCACCAAGGGCATCTGCGGGTATGTTCTGATTCTTTGAAACTATGCTCAATGCCCATAATGTTAATTGGCTGAGGTGGCAGGTCTCGAACCTGCGACATGGCGGTTAACAGCCGCCTGTTCTACCAACTGAACTACACCTCAATAAAATTATTTCTCCTTAAAAGGAACATTAACCCAATCTTTCATTTCTTCGCAGGTTTTTGGCAAAGGTGGCGCTTTTGAATTTATGATAATTGCCGCACCGCTAAATAATACCGCTCTAAAACCAGCCAATAGTTTGTCGTATGGAGCTTGTATAGCAAATGAATTGTAACGTTGTATTTCCTTTAACTCTGCGTACAACTCTTTAAAATTATCGCTGTTAATCCAAATCTCTTTAGGCTGTTGATCGCCACTAGTGTTTAAAACAATGTAAGAATACAGTCTGTTTTGTACTGATTGGTCGTTCATTTACTCTCCGGTGGCTTAGGTAGCGGCATCCAGTGGGTTACATAGCTTTTTGGATGTTCGCTGCTGCTGTAAGCGTCATTAAATCGCCATGACTCCCATCCATATTGAGCAATTCTAATGCAATCAAATTCTGTATTTACCAAACAGAAGTCGTCCGCCTTTGGCAGCCTATCCTTTACGCTAATCCATTGAGGCATCACCTTGCTGGTGTCAGCAACCTGATCCTTTGCCGCTATCAACTCCTTAAACTTTTTTACTACATCTTTTGCGCCATCTTTGTACGCTTCAATCTCAGCTTGGGCCGCCTTGTAGCCAGCGAGAAAGGCTGCTTCAACAAGATCTTCAGCATCGTGGTTAATAGCGGCACAAGCTATTTTATCTTGATCCATATACTCCTCTGCCAACTCTTCAGGTGTTTTGCTCATACTTATCCCCAAACACGGTCGTAATACTCCTTCTTTACCTGATGCCGGATATAGCAAAACCTATAGCCACACCAACGCTTGGCACACTCAACAAACTTATTGCTTGTAACTTGAACCCCCAAATCCTTACACTTGGGACAACGAAAATAGACTAATCTGTCCTTCATACCCTCATACCCTCTAGGCACTACGCCTTATATCATTCCTCATCAGAATCCGTATCGTTATTCAGATATTTCGCCTCAAACTCTTCACGGCTCAACGGCTTAGCACTCACAACAGCGTTTACCGTCCCAACATGCTCAACCACATTCGCCTCAGTCCATCCCAACTTAGACTTACCCAAATACATAAGCACCTGAGGGTTGCCAGCCATAGCCTGCTCCATCAACCCCCTAGCAACTACCTCCTGCATACCAGCCTGACCAGCAGCATACTCCTCGCCATACCATTTTGTTAGCTCATTGGGACTAAGCCTAGCCGCTATAGCTACCGCAGTCTTGCTCAACCCAAGCCTCGCTAGCCGAGTAACCATCGCACTCGTCTCACCATCCTTTTCATACCGCTGGTTAGAGTAATCCTTACGCCTAGGCGGTTGCTTAACAATCACAGGCTCTACAGCAGTTTCCGCCGCTTGAAGGTTTGAATCCACCAAAACATCCCCATTCAAAACTTCAGGATTTTTAAATTTTTCATCGTCGCCCATACGTAACCCTCCGTTTAAACCAGTCCCAAAATCAACTCTATCAGCTACAGCATCAATCGCAGCCATGATTCTGTCAGTTAATTCTCGACTCATAGAAACAATGTTTGAATAGATAAATCAGGATTTTTATGTGGGAGATGGGGTGTAGGGGTGTGGACAATTGACGTCAGTTTTAAATTGAGATCGAAAAAGGAGAGCCTAGCTGGGAAATTGGCGCCTAAGTTATGGATAAGATTACGTTTTGCCAAGTTAGTTTATTAGTTTTCTGGTTCTCGTTAGGTAGGTATGCCCAATGATATTAATATGTTACGTATGATCATCGTGTGATGGGTACACTACCCCCCTCCACGATCTTACCTAGCACCAACTACTTAGCTACCTCTTTGATGAGTGCCCACCATTCTGCATCCCCCATACCGCTTACGTTCTGCAGCTCGCATAGTTCATCGAGGGTATAGACTCGTTTGTTGCGCTCCCTCTGCACTATCGTGTCTTTTGATACGCCCAATAAAGCCCCCATAACGGTCTGTGTTACGCCTAGCCTAGACCTCAGTAGTCTGTATAGCACGCCTACTGTACGCCGTTCTCTGCGAATCCTAGTGGCTGTAAGGGGCTTCTGAATCATGTTGTGTGTTATTATTAAGTTGTTCACCCTTTAAGCATACATGATCGTTGTATCAGATTGTATCTGTTTATACTTCGCTGATCGCTCAGGTTGAGTTCGGCGATGCCTCACGTTCTGAGTTCCGAACGGACGATCTGAGACTCGTTTTTATTCAATTGTTTTTGCACTTTTCTTCACTTTTTTTGCGTCGCTTAATGTTATTAGGTAGTTACGATTGAAAATAGTTTGTGCTTTTCTGTTGCACTATACACACTAGCGTGTCATACTCTAATCATTGAGTGAGAGTGACTCACCGATTTAAGAGGGTACAACATGTTCAACAACGCAGACAGAGTTTTACTAATCGACGAGTGCAACGGGGTTTACATCCCTCAGATTTTTGCCAAGCGATACCCCGACCATGTTCACAACGATGAGGATATGGCTGCGCTCATAGCCGGTCCGGAGCACGAGCTTTACTGGGAAGTTTGGGATGCAATCTTGCGAGATGTCACAGTCACGGTGGGTAGCACTTGTTACAACCTTGAGCAGGATGGTGATTTGTGGGCAGTAGCTTCACGCTAGAACGATTGCCGGAGCGCCCTACGGGGCGTTCTATCAATCGGTAATAGTGCCGATGATTAAGAGGGTACAGATATGGACAAACAACAATTAAAACAAGCGATAGAACTAGCGCACGTCCGGCATATACCATTCAGCGAGACGAACTTACACTTGTTCAACGGCTACGGGTTACAAGCCTTTGAACCTTTACACTGTACTCTAGCAGATATCGCCGACTTGATACGGTGGCAAGCATTTAAATTCAACGGTGAGTTAGACACTAGCGAGATCAACCAGATTGCTCGAATCGGTCGATCAAAGTTTCACATCGTTGGTTGATCCTACAGGGTATCCCACGGGGTACCCGATTGAAACGATTGCCGGAGCACCCTTGCGAGGGTGTTCTATCAATCGGTAATAGTGCCGATGATTAAGAGGGTAATATGCAAACAAGAAAACAGATCGAAGCGATTCGAATCATGGGTAGCCGCAAGATCGCAGGCGTTCAGTGTGTCCTAGTGCGTTTCCAGGAGCGTGAGGTGAACGGTGTAGCCTACGTCATGGACTACGGCATAGACGCCATCCTAGACCGCTACACGTTCCCCAAGGCAATCACCGCCAACAGTAAGGCGCTCACTGAGACCATCGCAAGAATGGCAACGGCTCACCCCGATGCTGTGATCAACCACTTGACATGCTAGCGTGTGTGTGAGAATATAAGTCTAGGCAATTAAGCCAACAACAGAGGGTATATGACAACACAAACAAAAATCGAAGCATTAGCCGCACACCTTGCTTGTGACGCTGACGAAATTAATCCTTGCAAGTACTCAAATAATGAGTTTTTCCATGGCGCACGTGAATACCTTGTCTTGACCGATGAGGAAGCACACGAACGATGCGTTGAGCATATCAAGGATACCCTATGGGCTTTTAGCGCGTCGTTTATCGCCTCACATACCCGCAATGGGCTTTCCACCGAGTGCATTAAGGCGCTGGAAAAAATGCAAGGCGAGTTGTGCGAATCGGCCTTACCTATCATCGAGGCATTGATCGAAGACCTTGATCACTTTGCGCGGGACGCTATGTCAAGCGATGGTAGAGGTCACTTTATAAGCTCCTACGATGGTAAGGAATTCGAGTGCGGTCAATACTTTGTTTACAGGACCAACTAGGAGATATTATGCGTAGCAAAATTGTTCACTCAGATCCCCTCTGGCTAGAGATCGTGTCCTTTATCGGGCTCGCCATTCTAGCCTATCCACTAGCCATTCTATTCTTCGCCTTGTAGTAGGCTTTCCCTACCGCCTCACGTTAGACGGCGGGGTGAGTCAATTCAGGCTCAATTTACGAGGGTAATATTATGAATGTCATAGAAGAGATCGGCACGTTGCTAGTGCTGGAACACCAAGGGATTAATATCGTAGTCGACACTGCTTGCCACGATGAAACTCGCCCCTGGCTCCGTTGGGAGTTATTCGGCGATGATTCGGTTAGGGCATGGAGTGAACTAGCCGCCAACACGAACACGCACCCCGAGAGCTTACTAGACCTAATCGACCAAGCCGTATTCTGGTACGAGGTACAGATAGCAGAGGGTCAACCAAGGGTAGGTAACGATCATGACGCTTGAGGAAACCATTGACGGCTACACGCTAACAGTAAACGGGTTTAGCTATGCGGTGGCGCTAGGATTAAACGAGGCAGGGGACAAGATGCCCCTATTTGTTTGTCAATACCCGCCCCGGCTAACGCAAGCCCAACATGACCAATTAAACAAAATGCTTAATAAATTAGAGGGAATATGAGTAAAGAACTAACCACAACTAACCACATCGATATGATCAATACCTTGCGCCATACGGTAGCACCAGGACTCACGGATAGTGAATTTTTACTGTTTACTGAGATGGTCAAAAGCACTGGTTTAAACCCGATCACTAAAGAGATATGGGCGATCAAGGCGGGTGGCAGACTCCAGATCATGACAGGGATCAACGGCTTCCTAAAGATAGCCAACTCACACCCACACTTCGATGGCATGGAAGTAACTTTCGAGTGGTCCGAGGATGGAAAGACGCTCATCAGTTCCACGGCGAAGGTTTACCGAAAGGATCGACGGTTTCCCTCGGTGGCGATTGCCTACCTTGCAGAGTATGGGAAACAATCCCCTATCTGGAAACAGATGCCGAGCATCATGCTATCCAAGTGTGCTAAGAGCTTGGCAATTCGTGAAGCTTTTATCAACGAATTGGGTGGTTTATACACTCAAGAGGAGATGCCCGACACCTACTCTCAGAGTTATCAGGAGAAAGTTAATCAAAAGCTAGAAGCTACTGATGACGCTGAAATAGTGACCAAGAACGGGCGAGTGATAGGCTTACAGTTTCAACCTGTATCACAGGATGAGTCAGGTACGCTTAAAGCCAATAAGGCGGTTAAGACTCGTTATGACATTCGCAACCTAAGCCAAGAACAGCAAGATAAGGCAAGTGACTACCTAAGGGAGCGCATGGCTACCTACGACGAGGAGACCGGTATCTGGACCGCTCCTATACGCCTTGATCGGTTACAATCTTGTATTGTTGAGGGGTAAGCATGGCGACAAAACGAAAAAAGAATCCTTTTTGGTCTAAACCTACTCTTGGTCATAAAAAAGTCTGCACCTACGTTCTAGAAAAACTATGGGACGACTTTAAGGGCGTTTGTGAGCAGGAAGAAGTCACCATCACTGAAGGCGTAAAACAAGCATTAGAAAATTGGACATACTATGAGCAAAACGACACTAAGGGCTAAAGCCTCAGAATACTCTCAGACGCACTTTAAGAGGCTGACCCATATCAGAGATAGGATGATAGCTGAAAAAGCGTTCCTGGACGGTTTACGGGCTTTTAAAGAGGTACTGGATGCTGAAGCTGAACGGCTAACTGACGCAATCGAGCGAGGAGTAAGGTCTGAGTTCGAGAAAGGGCAGATGGACGGGATACTCTGGCTGAGGGATGCAAGCGAATTAGAATTGGGCTTTGAGAGGTAGAAAGAAAAAACCCCGTCTAGCGGAGGGTAATCACACTAGGCGGGGAAACTTGTGGGTTTTGAGAAACCTAACACATCTTAAAATTGATTAGAACCTTTTATTCAATCCCAATCGTTCAGCGGCTTTGTTGAGAGCATCGATATTTTTAGAAACAAACTCCTCTTCAGCTTCCAATTTCATCTTCTCAGTCATAGAGATATTAGATTTACTATTAAGATCTATATTATCTTTATTATATGTGTTGGCGCTAGCCAACAGGGGTGTTGGCGGTAGCCAACGGTCGGTGTTGGTGCCAGCCAACAGGGGGTGTTGGCGCTGACCAACAGTGTTGGAATTTCCAACGTTGGCGGTAGCCAACAGTGTTGGAATTTCGTGCGCTTGATTTTGTTCACTTTTTTCTGGGATGTCATTCCGCTCAAGGATGCCGCTCGGGGACTTGGCGGTCGTAAAATAGTACCTTCCTTTGTGCTCAAACTTTTCAAGCATCCCTCGTTTAACCAGTCGAGACCTCGCCGCCCGAACATGACTCTCATTAAAGTGAAAGCGTTCTGCTATTGTCTTACTGGTAGCCCAACAGATCTTGTTGTTTCTAACAAATCCTTGAATGTACGAATAAACGATTCGCTCAGTCCAAGTTAGGTCTTTGCTTGTGATTATTTCATCATCCATTAAAAGGCTTATTTTCCATGGATTATGCTCGTTCATGCTGATCTTCCTGTTTTGCTTTTAGCCACTCTTCTACTTCCGTAATCTTAAAACGACGACTTCTCCCTAGCCTCAACATTGGCAATCCCTCGTGAATCATAGCCTCCACCTTTGGACGTGAAACCTTAAAGTGATCCATTAGCCGGTGCATATTAACGTATGGTTCTGGTTGTTTCTGGTTGTCTTCCATAGAATGTTAGTGTAAATGGTTGCTATTGAATAATCAACAAAGGAGTTTATGGCACGACCACTCAAAACATGGCGCAACAAAGGACTGGATATCGCCGCATGGCCTACGAACAACGGCGGCGTGAGCTTCACCATCCGCAAGAGCTACAAGCCTAAGGACTCTACCGAGTACAAGGAAACAAAGACGCTCTTTCCTAATGACCTTGCAATCCTCATAGACTTAGCCAAGCAAGCTACTGACTGGGCGCATAGCGAGTTTGGGGAACCTGTGCCATTCGTTGATACACGTCCCGTAAACCCTGCTGTCGCGGCGCTCGTTAAAGACCTGACAGATGATGAGATCCCCTTTTGATAGCTGGGCAGCTTATGAACATTTATTCGCTGCATAGGGTTATCGACGGCAAGTGGGAGGTAGTCTTAAAGATTCGAGAGGCCTCGGACTTTAAGCATTCCTATCAAAGCCGCCCCGATATCAAGCCGATTATTGACCAACACTATGACGCCACACCGGAGGAGTTAGCTAAGGCGCTTCTAACTGAGGTCACGCACTGTAAGAGCGTTAAGGTAAGCCAGCTATGCGGTCCCGCAGTTATTATGGAAAAGGAGGGTATATGAGACCAACACAAGTAAGCATCGTATCCACATGCTGTGGAGCAGACGTAAACACCGATAGCCTTATCTGTTCAGAGTGTTGCGATTATTGCGGTTGCACCTGTTTCAACTGTGAGAATGAATGGTGGGATGATAAGGGACATGATTGCGAGGTGGCAGCATGAGCGACAAAGACCAAGCCGAAAAGTACGCTGATATTTACCTTGAGATCATCGAGTCAGTAGGAAAAACCACCTATGACATAGACGACCTTTACGCTGCCTTTCTCTCAGGATGGTCTAATTGTGCCGTACAAGACCGTATAGACGAGCTAAACGAGCTTGTAGAAGAAGTTAAGGCAAAGATAAGGGACGAGTTTTCAGACGCCTAAAAAGGCTCTTACAAGCCCTACAAAGGGTGCTATACTTTAAGCCGTAACTAACCAGGAGAGTTATGCCGCTCAATAAGAAGGGTCTCAAGATCAGAGAAAAGATGGAAGAGTTTTACGGTTCCAAAGAAAAGGGAGATTCCGTGTTCTATGCCAGCGAGAACAAAGGTTCCATCAAGGGCGTAACCAAAAAGAAGAAGAAGTCTCCACACAAGAATGAGACCATGGCGCAAGAGAAGCGTGAGAAGGTCCAAGGCGCCGCCGAAGAGCGAGGCGAGACCTACGCTAAACGATAACAGTGCCCCCTAGACGACAATTCAAGCACGGACCCGAAGAATTGCAGATGATTGCTTTCTTCGATTATTGCCGTGCTATGGCTCATGTTAAGCCAGCATACGCCCTGGCATACCATATACCCAATGAGCGCAAGGCATCCGTTCAGCGCCGCATCACAATGGCTAAAGCCGGAGTAAAAAAAGGCATCCCTGATATTTGCGTTCCGGTGCCCAATGACAAGTATCATTCCCTCTATATCGAGATGAAGGTAAAACCCAATAAACCTTCGCCTGAACAGATTGCTTTACTAAAGCATCTAAACTCAGTCGGAAACTATGCCATACTCTGCTGGTCAGCCGCCGAGGCTATGGAAGCACTCGATAAGTATCTTGCTAATAAACTATGAAACTATGGGAAGAGTTCAGAGACCTGGAGGGAGAATCTCACAACGTCCCCGAGCGTAACCTCTGGCTCGCAGTAATCGAACGAGCAATCGCCGACTACATTATGGGCACCGAGTTAGAATTCTGTTGGAGAAGAGACCTGGAGCGGTTCTTCTTTCTCGATACCCCTACCCCATGCAACCTTAATTATATCTGCAACATGCTCTTTGACCATGGCGATGACGCAGCTAACAAGATCCGCCGCCGCATAATCAAGGCAGCAAAGCACGAGCTAACGCCAGCTGAACGACAAAACTACATCAGAACAAGGCTGAGTCTAAGAAACATCCTCGTGAAACGCCGCAAGTTCAATTAGGCAACTGAGCCTTTACCGACTTGTGAAGAACTCCAACCGTTAGCAATCCAAAGCCAAGGTTGTTCAGGATGCTTTCCAGCTGGGTCATAAAGCCCGCCATTTGCCCCGCAGCGTCACCTAGCCAAGGGTATTGAGGAAACATAGGGGCTACCATTTGAAGAGCGTCTAGGGCTCTAGCGAGGATTATAAAGACCGCTCCGATTACAGTCTTTTTCCCATCAAGGATCTGACCAATCTTAGTCTTAGAGAAGATCCACATCACTATACTGTTCATAGGCTCCTTTTAAGCGCAATCATTATGCCACGACCAGGACGGCAGAAATCCAACTCCTTCTGAATTGAAGTCCCATCCATCCCACCATTGTTTAACTTCGTACAACTCAAATCGTTATTGTTCCAATAGAGAACCCGAGGATCCCACTGCCTAATAGGTTCAGATTTACTACAGCCAGCCAAAAGTAAAAGCACAGCTATTAGTAATCTCATCTCTGTAGCACCCTATCCAGCTTAGACTCTATCCTCTCAAGTCGATCCTTAACCGCCTTAACCTCGGCAGAAGCAATCTCTACCTGCATCGTTAGGTTATACTTTGACTGCTCCAACTCTTGTAGCGAATTCTTCATGGACCGATAATCCATACCTACAATGCTGATAACGACACCAATGATGGCTTTAATCGCTATATCTATCCAAGACTTTAGCTGAAGTAAGTCGCTATCAGTCATCTCAGTATCCCTTCGTTATCTCCAAAGTAGCTTCATAATCTCTAAGCATCATTCCCATAAAGGTAGTAAACGCCACCTTGCTGGAAAGTACCGCCGTCTCCGCTCCAAGCGTTCCAAAGCTCATGCCTAACAGAATACAACCGTGCGTATCGTGATGCGTGTTCCCCGAATGAATCAGAATTGCATCTCTGTCTGGAACATCCATTACCTGAAAGCAATCGCCAAACTTAGGGCTTTGATGGCGCTTTAAAGTGTACTTACCAAGAGGAATACACGATCTATTTTTCTCGTTTTCAAGCCACTTATCCTCAAGGGTGGTAAACGTCGGCTGCCCATCAATGACAAGCACTCCCAACGTAGCACCAAGATGCTCAGAGACTCTTACAAGTCTTAACTCTTTCATGCTGCCTCAAGAGCTGCTACACGAGCCGTCAGGGCTTCAACTTTCGCATTGAGATCCTGAATAGCCTTAATGACTCGAGCATCGTTACGGCTCATATCACCAAGGAACTTAATGCCGCTCGGATCAGTAAACACATTGTCTGGATAAATCTGCTCGACCTCTTGAGCGATAAAACCAATCTGATGTCCTGAGCCATCTTTGTAATCAAATTCTACAGGTCGTAAAGCCAGAATGTTATCCAGCTGGCTAGGCAGATCTACAATGTTCTCTTTCAGGTTGATGTCAGAAGTGCTGAAGAATGCCGCAGCATTCGCTCCGTTGGATGCGATACGCCCTGAAGCAGTTGCTCCAGCATTGATATAAAACTGAATGAAATAATTACTTCCAGCAGTACTTACGTTGTCTGTCTTAGAAATAATCATTCCATTGATTCCAGCATCGCCAGCTGTAGTTGTAGCTATAAGTGATCCAGCTACAGCAATCGATGGTGAGGCAACATGCAGTCGATATGTAGGAGTTATACCAATTCCTACGTTTCCACTGCTATTGATGTGCATGCGCTCTTGAACAGAACTAGATCCATCAGCAGTCGTATAAAACTTTAATCGACCAGGCATGTCAGATGAAGCCCCAGGAACTCCATCGACCTCGCATGAAATCAACGCCGCAAAATCATACCCAGTGCCGTTCGCTCCAACAAAACCAATAGAACCAACAGCATCACCGCTTTGAACAATAGTGTTTGTTCCAACAGTTGCGCCACGAGACTTACGAAGGCTTATTCGTGGTCCAACATTGTCATTAGAAAACGCAGTGTTGTTTATAGTTAGCGCAGTCGATTGAGTGCTGATACCAGCCTTAACATCACCGAGCGTTGTGTAATCAGTATCAGCAGATGCAGCGCCGCAGTTAGTGTGCTTAAACCCACCCATAGGCAAGTTAGTCGTCGGAGTGTTGGTACCATCCTTGGCAAGGCAATTGTTAATACCAGAAGCAAAGTCATCATCCTGAGTATCATGACGACCAGCCTCAATGCCTATGCCTAGCGAGGCATCTCCAGTCCAACCATTCGTTGCGTAGTTGCCTTTTCTATATGTTCCGCCTGACCAACTCATAACTATCCTATGTATTTCTTACGCTTCTTTAAAACAGAAGGGACGTACTCTTCAGTTTGTGAAGGAACGTCACCATACGCCACAAGGTTTTCCCACGTTGGCTCAATGCCTTTTGCCTTTAGCATTTTTAGTTGATTGTTTAACGCTCCTGGCCGCCAATTATACGCAGCAAGCGCCAACTTCTCATCCCCATATTGCTTGGTTAGATCGGCAAGAAGTTGAGTTCCCCCAGCTATGTTTTGTTCAGCGTTATATGGGTCTGTAATTCCCAAAGACTCTGCAACCGCCGGCATAATTTGCATCAATCCTTTAGCTCGCCCATACCGAGTATTTGGCCCAATAGCTTTGGAATTAAATTTAGATTCTTGTTCTACAACAGCATGAAGCAAACTAGGATCTATGTTGTGCTTTGCAGCTGCATCATTTAAAAGCGCGCTATATTTATCATGAAAAATTTCTGATTTTTTATTTTCTATTGATGGCAATGAAAGTTTTTCTAATTGCGCTTTAAGCTTATCAATTCTTGCTTGTCTTGCAATTTTAGGATCTGTCGTTATTATTTGTGCTGCTTTTTCTTTTGTTTCAGGCAAAGTTTTACCAGCAACAATAGCTGCGCTAACTAATGGATTAGATAAAATATCAGTTTGGGTAGGTAATGCTTCGCCAATGCTACCAAGAGTTTTACCTATTGCACTTTGTCCCTTTTTAGTTCCAAGTGCTCCAAGACCAAGTGCTAAAGCTGCTCCAATTGGTCCGCCAGCTGCATAAGCCGCAGGTATCCCAAGTCCACCACTAGTATATAATAATGCCTTACCTAGCTTTTGTGGAGTTATCGCAGTTTCAGAAGCACGAGCTTCACGCTCTAAAATTGGCTCTAAAACAAGAAGATCTTGTTTTTGCTTATTAAGATCCTTTACTTCTGGAGCATATTTTTCAATGTGATCTTTATAATCAAGATATAAACTCCTCCAAAACCCAGTATCTAAATTTGGATCTTTTTTCCATTCATTAGCAAGTTTACGTTTTTGTTCGTTAAGATATGTAAGCTTGCCTTCCCCTTTTTGTTGTAAAGTATCTAATTTTTCTTGAAGTTTATTTAAATATTTTTCTTCATCATGAACATCTGCGTTATCGATAATATATTTTAAAGTTCTACTTGCGTCAGGTAGTGGTATCGGGCCAACTTCTTTTTGAGCACTTTCTAATCGGGATTGAAGAAGATTTTCTATGTTATTTTTTTCTTCAACTAAATTAGAATGCAGTTTTTTTGCATCTCTTGTTGCGCCAAGAGCATTCGTTTCAATTAAATTATCAGCGCTTTTTTTTACTTGAGTTTGATAATCACTTGGCAATGTTTCAATCGTTGGATTTTCATTTTCCACCGCTTTAATAAATCTATTGCCACGTTTTTTAGTGTAATCGCTTGCGCGAATCCCTAAAGAACTTCTTTCCAATCCTTGTCCAGCTTCTACTAATGCTGGGGCAATCTTAGCTGATGTGACAACAGCTCCTTTTGCAGCGGCTGGACCAAGTATTCCACCAATCAATCCACCATAAGGAGAGCCAGTTGCATACTCTCCCGCTTTAGAACCCAAATAGGCAGCTCCACCTTCTAAGGCTTGTGTGAGTACTTTTGTTTTAGACAATGGTGATGGCGCAACGAATGCGGCAATTTCTTGAGCTGTTGTATCTGGAGCAACATTTAACGCTTTGGCAAAATTTTCAACATCCTTGCCCGCCATTTTAGACATGCCGAAATAGGGGAGCTCGGCACCTTCTATATTGGCAGCAGCAATTACTGGAGCTGTTAAAATATCTCCAAGACCAGCAGCTGCTTTATATGTTCCTGAACCAACATCAAACGCCAATTGTTTTGGGCTATACCAAGGCAATTCTGCCTGTTTAGCTGCTAATTTATTAGCTTTCAGGCTTTCAAGATGAGCTTGTAGCTCTTCGTTGGTCATGCTTTCTAAATCAGCCATTATTCTCCCGCTGCTTGCTCAGCTTCTAATTTTCTGATTTCGGCAATAATTGCTTCTCGTTGTTTAGCAGCATCATCAACGCTACCTAATTTAACAATTTTATTATCTTTGGTTAACTTTGCGTTTTTTATATATTCTTCCCAACTGATTCTATCTGAATTGAATTTGCCGCCTTTAAATACAACATCTTTTTTGTATTCATTCCAAAGCTTATCTGCGCCAATTGCATCGCCTTTGTCTTGTCTAAATTCTTCTAAGAAATCTGCGTAATCGCTTTCTAACTTAGCTGCATTTTCCATGCGATTAAGCAAAGATCTATTTTCTGCTGGAGTTTTGTCGCTAGATGGTCCAGCGCCAAGAATCATTTTATTTTCGTAATCAGTAACAGCTCCAGGGGAGCGATTAGCTTTGACAATTTGAGGTTTTATGGAATCTAACAAAGCTGTTTTTGCTCTTTGTTCTTTTTCTATTGCTCCCCCTTCGGTGGGGGCATATTGATATACACTAGATAATATATCTCTTATTTTAGCCAATGGAGCTGGTCCACCAGTTTCACCAGCACCAGCAATACCTTCTTCTGCGGTAGCTGCTAAAGCCTGCATTTTATTGCTTTCAGCTCTGGAATCTTCAATCTTTTTATTTATAGACTTATTTGCCGCTGTTTCTTGAGTAAGTCGTTTATCAGCCTCTTCAGAAGCTTTATTTGGGGTTAATCCAAGATCAATCTGTTCTTTAATTATTTCATCTCGTTTAGTTGTATAAGGCTTATACTCTCCAAACTTTCCTTGCTGTGGCTCTTGTATGGCAATAGGTTTCGATTCTGGTGTTGCAGCTACTTCAGGAAGTTTAACTCCGAGCTGTGCGTATATTGCAGCTCTCTGTGCCGCTGGAGTGTTTTCAGCAACAGCAATCTTTTCCAATATCTTGTTTTGTAACTCAGCCTTGTTTTGTGCTTCTTTGCGAGCGTTTTCAAGATTAGTTGTATAAGCATTTAAAGCTATGCCGCTTAGCTTGTCTGCATGTTTAGAAGCCATGATTGTGGCAAGATCCTCTGGCTTAGAAGCGCCCAATGCTTTAACGAGCAATGGTTGAATCTCAGCGTTCTGCTGCGCTGCATCTAGCTTAGCCAGATGCCCCATAAGAGCACTAGCAAGACCAGTCCCAAGAGTAACACCTAGAGCTTTACCAGTGCTCATATATGGATTGTAAAACTGTGGTGCTCGTGCTGACAAAGCATCCAGCCCAGTTCCAAATAGAGTATCTTCTGGTTTTACTTGTGCGCCTAGTAAAGCCGCTAAAAGTTCTTTATTAGCCATTGTTATGATCCCTGAAACCAATATGGAAGTGTAGAGACAGCTCCTTGAAGGATTGCATTAGTTGTGCTCGGATATGGAGTGTATGGATTGCGTGACATAGAATCTACAGCAGAGCCAAACATAGATGCGTTTGCTCCGATGTTTGCAACGCCGATAGCGGTTTTTCCAGCCATCTGCTGACGCAATATCTCTGCCTGAGTCTCGTAAGGAATTTGCCAGTAAGGATTAGTCGCCTGAGCAAATTGGAATGGCGTCATTTGTGCTTGCTGATTCTGATTGAACGCTTGTTGTTGAGCGGCAAGTCCAGTTTGATATGCCTGGTCCATAGCGTTTTGTCGCTGCATATCATGCGATTGCTGAAGGTTTTGATATTCGGCTTTGTATCGTCCGCTGTTAGGATCTATTCCCTGTTCTGCCATGCGCTGTTGGAAGTCAGCATCCTCTCTTCCAAACTGCGGCTCCATGGATCTATTAAACTGATTCATTACTGCTTGCTGTGCTTTGTCGGCGTATTGAGCAAACTGAGGATTCCATTGAGCCATTGGATTGTTTGGATCATATTGCAATCCACCAATCATAGCTTTTTCGCCAATAGCACCTGCGCCAGTGCCAAGAGTTTTAATCTGCTCTTTAGGATCCTGTTTGATAAATTTAGAAACAGGAACTAACGAACCCTGCCTTCGATTGGCTCCAGGAGCATTGCTATTCCGACCAGTAGAAGGATTAGTACTGATAACTCGACCATAACCATCAACTCGTTGCCCAGCGTTGTTTACCCACTGACCAGAAGCGTTTTTATGCGTCCCAGAATTAGTGCTTGGATTTGTTGCTAATGCGCCTTTTGCTGCCATAACTATACCTGCCCACCTATGTCATATCGTACTTCAAAAGCTATTATTTGACAGGATGAGTTTTTGATAGCGCCACCAAAACGGATGGCTGCACAATGCCCCTGTCCTGCCGTTGCGTGACGGTCATATATGTATTCAATATCGCCTGACCAGGAAGATCCCCAAGGCGTATAGGTTGGAGTTCCTCCAGTGCTGCCCCAAGCTGTAAATACCGTGGATGGAACCGTTACAGCAGATAAAACACTTTGCCGCTGGAAGTTAGTGTCTAGCCCTATGTTGAATGTATTGCCTCGCTTGCACTTGAGAAGCGGACGAATATCCTTAAACGCTTTGAAATTGCCCCGAGAGCCATAAAAGCTAAATGCCGTTCTACAAATGAAAGTAATGGCTTGTCCTTCGGAAGTAGGAGTTACTGCATCAGCGTACCCAGTTTCGCCCTGGTATATAATGCCCGTATTTGAACCGTAGTGAGGCAGGTTATTAAACCTATAGGAAGCTATGGCATGTTCTCCCTGATTCAAAGCAAACTGCGTCCAGGACTTAGAATCGATGCTATAAACCAAAAGCGTAGCCGATGATGGACTGTCAGGTAACGTGACGTAAACTCTTCGACCAGCACCCCAAAAGAATCCCGTCCACATTTCGCTTAAAGCGACCTGAGTGGCGTACTGACTGATTAGTGGATTGATCTTAAAACTGACAATGTTAAGAGCTTGTTCTGGATCGGTCTGAAACAAGGATGACATTGGAACAATACCCTGCTGGGTAATGATCCAAAAGTCCTGATTAACTCTGATAAACGCTTTGGGTCCAAGCGGCTTGCCAATTTGAAAATGCGATACTAATGCCCAAGTATCGTTGGTTGATGATGCATCAGGACTGCTTCCCGTATAAACAGCCACCTCACCTTCGCTTGTTACGGCGACAAAGTAATCTTGAGGGTTAATACCGTTTTGATTGGTATAGTTTCCGATGAACAGTAACGAACCTCCACGGCGCATAATGCCGCTAAAGTCGTAACTATCCATCACAACAGAAGTAGAATAGAACGTGCTATTTACCGTTTTGTCATACCACATGGTCAACGTATTGCGTTGAGTCCAATACAATCGATTACGATATGAAGCTACGTTTGAAAGCTCTGTAATGGCAGTTCCGCCTCTAAGAGTTGCTTTGATATTTTGAAACGTGCCAGTACCGCTATACACCTGAGGCGTATCTCCATAGGCATTGGCAAGATACATGAAGTATCCATCACCTAGCTTACCAAACAGCTCCTTGTTCCATTTGCCAGAAGTATATGCCCCTCCGACGGTTCTGCTTACGTTAGTTGTAACGCCAGCAGAGCTTGTGGAGAATATAGCCGTGTCCTGTGCAGAGATTAGCTGAGATGTTCCATCAGCTCTTGGGAACTCAGCAAGCATTCTAATTGGCGATGCTGTGCCCCCTGTAACAGTCGATAAATCAACAATCTGTGTATAGCCAAGGCGGACCGTTGGAGCACTCGCTCCCGGAAATATGTTAACCAATTCTAATGCTGATGCCGGATCCATGTTGTCGATTGGAGTTACTAGATCCAATCCCAACGAGGGAGGCGGCATTGTGTAGCCTTGGAATGGCATTAGTCACTATTCCTATTATCGGTTAAAAAAGAATGGTCGAGGCTGACTAGCTGGTACCGCATTCTGAACAGTATTCATATAATCAGGCAAAGATACTCCAGGTCTCCTTGGGTCCATTCCTGCCCATCCAAATCCAGGAGTTTTAGGAATCGGCTGCATTCCAAATCCAGGAGCTTTAGGAATCGGCTGCATATTGTTTTGAGCCATTCCTTGTGGCTGATGGAAAAACACGTTCAGATTTGGGTTCCAATTTGATTGAGTTGGCATTCCAGCTGGCATAGCCATCCCAGGATTACTTGGATTGCCTGGATTCATTGGCTGTTGATGCTCAGGGGAAAAAACATTTAACCGAGGATCTCGCATGTGCCCAGCAGGTGCCATACCATTAACTTGTTGCGGCATAGGCTGCATTGGCGCTTGTCCAATTTGCTCCATGTAGTGTGGTCGCATAGGTGCCATGCCTTGAGTTGAAGGCTGACCAGCAGGGTTTACATATTGCCCTACATTTGATTGCTGCATAGGCGGCTGACCAACCTGACTTGTATAATGCGCCGCAACTGGTTGCTGAGGAGCGTTATACCTACCAGTCTGTTCATTGAAGTTGGGATTGCCACCAGCATATATTCGCCCATCATCCATTGCAGGACGAGGTGAGTTTTGTGGCATTCTAGCGAGAGCACCTTTTAGAACTGTTCCACGCTGCATAGTTTATCCTTATTTATTCATGTATGATTCTAAAATATCTCTAATAGATTTCTTTTTTGCAGTATTTTGTATTGGTGTTGTTGACGTATTTAATGGCACTGGCGGTTTAACCGTAATTTGTGAGGTAGCTGTATTTTTTTGTTGTTTTGAGGAAGCGCTAAAATTTGTTTTAGCCATTTCTTCGTATATTTTACGAGCTTTTTCTTTATCGCCAATTACAACTTCACCTTTTTTTGATGAATACATATCTTCATTAATTAAGCGCTGCGTAACGGCTTTTTGCTGATCAAACGTAAGCTTTGACCAATCCGGTACGCTGGCTTTGCTTGCATAGCTTGGATTGAACGCATCAAGGTTACCGTATACTCCTGTAAGATCGTTTGCTTGCAATCCTGCCTGTTTGTACTCGTCAAATGTTTTGTATTTGCCAGCGAACGGAGCTTCTTTATTTTTTGGTCCTTCTTCTACTTGCCCTCTCATCCCTGCAACATAATTTCGCCATTGAGGGTCACTAGATTCTTGCATCAATTGCCCACTGTGCATTTCTTGAACGCCTTTAGTAGATTGATGAAACACTTTACTTCGGATGCTTTTTCCAAGACCAAAATCAATTTTATCAGTTAGTTTGTTACTGAACTTATTGAACTTCATGAGCGCTTGAGTGGCTTTGCCGCCAGTCATAGCGTCTAATCCAGCTAACGCAGCATAAGCGACCCATCCATAGCCAGGGATCCAAAGCAATGCAGCTTTTTCTGCTTCTGCTTGAGATTTTGCCGCTCTATCTTCACTAGATCCTTTTTCGTTCAACATGTTCTGTCCGATTTGAGCTGCCGCAACAGCAGTACCCACGGCAGGAACATATTCTCCTAAAGATCCGGCTGTTCCTCCATTAGCAAGGCTTTGAGCGCCAGCAGCAGTTCCGTACGCTCCGCCTGCCATATTTGCAGCTCCACCGAGCTTTTCTCCGCCTTGATATTGTTTATATCCGTTATATGCTTGCGCTGCTCCCCCAGCGATTTGCAATCCAGCGAGCGCTTGCCCTTGCAAAGATCCGCCAGAACTACCATCTGGATTTACAATTTTACCATTTTGCCCAATTTTCCCACCGTCTGACATCAATGTCCCAGGCGAACCATCAGGCATGGTAGTCGATCCAACTTCAGTAACTTGAGATTTAGTTTCAATAACATTAGCATCAGAGCTACCACCTAACGATGTAGGAAGTTTAAACCCATTGCGAGCCAAATAAGCTCCAGCAAGACCTGCTATCATTCCACCCGTTTGTCCTAATGCCGCATTAGATTGAGCGTTGGCTTGAGATTGAGGACCAAAGTATTGGCTAGTAGCAGCATAGGCAGCTGGCACTGGGTAGCCCATTTGAGTCAACTGCATAAAGTATTGCATTTGACTCATATTCTTTGCTGGAGGTGGTGGTGTTGCTTGTGGTGCCATTATGTCCAAGTCCCAAATACTGCTGTGCCATTACGAGCAAAAAGTTCTGCCCGAGTATGACCGCCAGCGTAAAGAATTTTACTGTGTTGTTTCTTTGAGTAATCTTCGTCCAACTTAGCCAAGAACCTCGGCTGAATTGTATCGAGTCCGTGAATCTCAGCAAATCGCTCCAAAACGCCAAGCTCCAATGTTTTTTCATTAAATACGCTTTGATCTGTATCTGCTAAGAAATCATTGTATGGACCGTTGTAATAAGTCCAAGTGACTCCGCCATCGGATGCTGAGCCGCTCGTATGCGTTGGGGCAGTTGAGCCAGAAACTCCACCAGCGGTAGTTACATAGTAGTTGCCGTCATTGAATGTGTAAGCACTAGCGGCAAAGGTAGTTCCAGAAGCCCAATCAGCAGGTTTAACACTGCGCTCAGCAATATACTCAAATATGATTACGTTGCCGTTGTTTTGAGATGGTGGCGTTGGGCTAATGAATAGCTGGTTATTGCCAATGCCTTTGATTTGAAATCGCTGATAAACAGTTACGTTAAGACCATAACCTCTAAGCTCAGCATACTCTTGCGGACTCATTGGTCCCAAGATTCTCCAGCGAGTTGAGCTGTTCCAGAAAGTCTCATAGTGATACCAGCTAAACGCCGATGGAAGCGGATAGCTGGCAACACCTGATTGAATTGTAATAGAAGCGGAAGCGTACATCTGGGGCCAGGGATAGGCGTATGCCATTTCTCTGCTGACCCTAGATGCAATCGCTTTGAGCTGTTTCGTAGTTACGTCTGTTGACGAGATGATATTGCTATCGACTGTATAGCCAGCTTCATTTGCAACATTCGTAACTATCGTTTTTAAGCTCATACCTTTCTTGGTCTGCCCCTTCGTTTAGCAGGCTCTACATCCCCTACGTCATCCTGAGAACCTTCCTCAAGAAGCTCCTCAGCCTCAAGTGATTGGATCACCTCCTTTCGACGTGGACGAAGGTCAATTCCCTCGTTGCCCTCTATGCGTTGCATCAATAGCTCCATCTGCTGCTCCAACTTAGCCGTGCGCTTCTTTTCACGCTCAAGCTGTTGGCGAAGAGATGTAACCTCAAACTGCGACGAATTAGCTGCATCCAGCCAATCCTTAGCCTTTTGTACAAACTGAGAAAGCGGACCCATCCGGCGCTTAACATCGTCGTTTGTCTCAGCAAGTTGCTCAACGGTCTTAAAACCCATGTATTGAAGTTCTCGCATAGCCGACCCATTCATAGGGGGCCATTCAGCAAGAGGTGTGCCATTCTCTATAGGGGCATTACCAGCCGTAAATGCAGCGTACTCCTGTGGGTAGTCCTGCACATCTTGTGGCTCAATACGTCTAACGGTCTCATCCCCACCAGGCCACTGAATTGAAATAGAAGGGATCTCATCAAATACTGCACGGCCAGCATCAAGGCTCTTTTGCTTGTTCTCGTTATAGGCGTTAAAAAACTTCACATTTGCGCCTGAATAGCGTTTCTTGAATTGAGATGACCCATTCATTAAACTATTCCAGTCAATTTGTGCCATAATTCTCCTAAGGTTAAATAGGCGTTATGCCTATCTAACTTTATAGCACTACGCCTCAACAACCGTAACAGTGTTAATAGCCGCCCCACTGGTCTGGTAAACCGTGATGGCACTAGCTGGTACAAAAAAGCCGTCGAATCTAACAATGTTTAATCCGGCGGTGCTTTTCAGTACAAAACACTTATTGGTTGAAGTTGGGGCAATTCCTGTAAGGGTCTGACCTTCAAACCCTATGGCTATGTCAGCAGCCGAATTGTTTTGAATAAGCAGGAACTTACGGAATGGATTAGCTGCAAGCAAAGTGACGTTTGCGCCTGAGTTTACTGTTGGGGTTGTGGTAGTTGTATTTCCAGCGTAACAGGTCATAAGAATCCTAAAAATATGGGGGGACTTTCACCCCCCTGTGCATTAAGTACCAGTTGCAACAGTAGCCACCCAAAGGGTTGAGCTAACACGAGTGCAAGTAGCAATCTGCTTATTAGCAGTGGTCAGCGTAATTGCTGAACCAGCCGTTGTTCCATTGATCTGATCAGATGCAGAGGAAGGATAGAGCTTAAGATCGTTAGCCCCACCATTTCGCACTACAACAATCGCACCAATCGGAGTATTTGCATTAAGCTTAACTCCAGTGCTTGCTGCTGCGGTCGTAACATTGTTGACCGTAGCTGTAAGCAAAAGAGCGTCAGTAATGCTTGAGCCTGCCGCTGTTAATGCTGCGCCAGCCGGATAGACTGGAAGAGCATCAATAGTCGGAGTACCAATCTTTTCAGCCTGCTGAGGCGGGAGCCCCAAGCCAACCAAATCAGTCATGAGTGACATATAGACTCCTCAAAAGCGGGGGGCCTGAACTAGCACCCCCCTAATTGGCTAGTTTACTGACAGGTAACCAGTCGAAAGAACCTCAACGCTTCCCGATCCAGAAGTCGTGCCAGCGGCAGCGAGATTCTTGATGAGAGTTGTAGAAGTTGACGATACTGATCCAGCAGTAGCAGTGGTGTTAAGGTTAGCACCAGCAGATACAGCTGCCGATACGTTTGCCTTTACGCCCTTGCCAGTTCCGCCGCCCATAGCGCCGCCAATCCATACCCAACCATACTCGTTAGTAGCAAGTGCAGCCTGAGCGATTCCGATCTGCAAAGTATTGCTACCAGCAGTCGTAGTCGTCAGAGACGCTACTGTGTAAGTACGGGAGATGGCTACAGCATCGTATTGAGCGACTGACGAAGCAGCCTGAACATATACGTACTCACCTTCAG